TGCAATCATCCCTTCCGAGAACCTGGAGATCTCCCGCGTCAGCATCGGCGATATTCGTCCGAACAAGGCTGGTGGCAAGACTGTTCCTCTCAAGTATAATGGGCAGTCACTGCAGGTCCGCATTCCTCGCATCTTCTATCCCGCAGGTGTTGTCGTTCGTGAGGATGAGCAGGGTAAGCGCAGTTACAGCCTGCTCGCTTCGCTGAAGGGCTGTGACCCGTATGCAAAGGAGCGCAGTTCCGATGGCAGTGATATCGGTGCGTTCTACAACTTCTGCCTGGACATTCAGGAGAAGCTCATTCAGCACTCAGTGTCTAACTCGGGCAAGTGGTTCGGGAAGGCCAAGTCCGAAGCTGTTCTCCGCGAGACCATGAAGCCGATTCTCACGCCGAGTGTTGAGAAGGTCAATGGTGAGTGGGTTCCGAATGGTAAGTATCCCCCTTCGCTCCGCATGAAGATCTCGATCTGGGATGGCCAGGTCGGGATGGACGCGGTGGATGAGAAGGGTAATGCGATTGCTCTCACGGAGGACAATCTGGAGCAGGTGTTTGCTAAGCGCATCGAGGGTCGCATGGTTCTGGCGCCGAGTGTGTATGTCACTGGCAATGGATTCGGTGTGACCTGGCGCGTGGTTCTAGCGAAGGTCTTCCCGCCGTCCCGTGTCGGTGCGAAGGCTGCGTTCGCGGACATCAAGGAGCCGGAGGATGACGAGCTGGTTAAGTTGGATATGCCGGTTGCGGAGGCGTTCCCCGCAGAGGACGAGGAGGAGACAAACGAGGAAGTCAAGCCACGGGCACAGACTCCTCCGGCGGCGCCAGCACCGGTGGTTCCGCCGGGTGCTCCGAAGAAGACTCGGAAGGCACAGGCGGTGTCGTAATAGACCAAACAGAGGATCCCTTCGGGGGGGTGTGACAAATCAATCGATCATCAATAAAAAACACCTTTTCCTTTTCAGGGAAGTCCAGAAGTGTAGGCGTTGAACATGTAAAGTGCGAAAGAGACACCTTTTTACATTTATCACACGAGTGAACCTTGGGCACCTCTTTCAGCATATCTACCGTAACCAACCGCAGACTGCTACGCAGACACCTTTCGAGAATTGTTGTCGACGTGATCCATCCTTCAGCCAAACACTGCTCATGGACATTGTCGGGGATCATACTCCAAAAGGTTTCGCCCTCTTCCCATCCATCCTCTTGGAGGAGAGTGCCAAAGGGGTTGTCCTTATACCACAATAACTCCATCTTCGCATTGTCCTCAAGATTGTGTTCGGTCAAGCCAACTCGATCCAGATCGTCCTGTTCGTAGAGCCAGTAGACATTGGCATGCGTATAGTTCGGGTCCCGTGCACCACGATAGACCTGCCGCCCAGCCATAGTCCAGAGATCAGACACGATATTCACATCATGCTCTGTGATGTCCGTGCCTACTGGGTATACCACCGACCGGTCAATTCTTGAGAACATTGTTCAGTTGGCAGATTATTCGAATGTAACCTTTACCGTGACATCATGGTGACGAATGGACTTTGTAGCCGAACGACTAAGCTCATGGCGCTTGCGACGTTCGCCATCCTTGGGCTGAATCACCTGTGAACATGCCTCCATATCCGCATGAATATCATCGTAATTTGCGTCCAGATACTCAAGCACCTCATCTTGAATGACCCACTCAAAGAAATTCAGTTGCCCCACTGTGGTATCCAGCCCGCGGAACTGGATGCGCTTCCATCGGCAGAACGGGTCAAACATCTTTTTGTTATACGCCTTGAGGTGCGACTTGTAGACCAGATACACAATGACGTGATGGTCTCCCTTAGCCATGAAAGATACATTGTGCTTCTTTGAGTAATTGGTAACAAACCAATCCAAAAGGCGAAGGCTCAGTCGAGACTTGCCAGAAAGAATCTCCTCTACGCGGCGAAAATTCTCGGGATCTGCGTAGAACTTCTCAAGGCGGTGAAGAACCCACTGCTCCTTGCTCTGAATCGTCTCCATATTGATCCTATGTATCAGCACTGAAAATGAGTTTTCGGACGTGACGCATAAATAAACGCAACATGGAGTCTGTAGTAACTGAATGGCTCAAAGATCCACCATATACTCGAGCTAATAAGCGCCTTCGTCCTTTGATTATGCTGCTTACTCTTCTCGCCCCGTCCGTGAGCTACACTCAGGCTAGGCGGGTTGTCTTTACCGCGTTGGAGGAGGCAATGAGGGGCGAGCTTGGAAAGATTTGGATGCGTGATCGATGTGTGCGAAGAACGATCAGGGTCTACGGCATGAATGATCAGCGCACCTCTGCATGGCATGCCAAGCGCGGTGAGATGGTGACAGCTTCTGAGGTGTCGGGCGTGTTTACCGGTGGAGAAACGCGCCGTAGTTTGGTTATTCGCAAGCTTACTCCGCCCCAGCCAAGCGGTGGAAACATTGCTCTTGCCTTGATCTGGGGCACTCGTATGGAACCTGTCGCAAAGGCGCTGTATGAATCTGAGACAAATTGTAAAATTGTGGATGTATCCTGTGTTCAACATCCTGTCCACACCTTTCTTGGCGCATCACCCGATGGCATTATCTTCCCAAATGATCCAATGGATGTGTGCCGCCGTGGACGGTTGGTTGAGTTTAAGTGTCCATTCTCACGTCCTCAGACAGAGGGGATTCCGGATGCTTACGTCCACCAAATGCAGATGCAAATGGAGTGCACGGGCATTGACGAGTGCGAGTATGTTGAATTCAGGTTCAAGCAAGTGTTCTCTTCCGAGTGGATGAACTCGACTGAAACAAAGGGTGTGCTCGCAGTCTTTGATGATAATTCAGTCGAGTATAAGCCGCCCGAGATGGCGCTGCACGAATGGCAGATGAAGGTAACAGACCGCGAACCCCAGTATGTGTTCTGGTTATTGCTGTCCACGAAGAAGGAGTTCCTTCCCAAGGATAGCACCTGGCTGCCTCGGCATCTTCCCGCTCTCCGCGAGTTCTGGGATGAGGTGCTTATGCATCGCGCAGCTGGGACGCAACCCCCACCACCTCCGCCTAAGATTCCTACACTGGACATTTGATGACACCTGGAAAGTAGTAACCATCGATGTAGACGCTCGGATCATTGAACCATTTAGTTGGCATGATAATTTTTCTGTTTGGGTTTAAAAATGCGCCCCACCAGGAGAAGGTAGAATTTGGGCAAATACAACCGGCGCATTTGCTCATGAGAAGGAGAGTGTCAAGTTCGTTCTCATGGATGAAGGTATGTTGTATCGATGCAATCCACGGACGACTCAGTGCATACGCAACATCATTGGTAAAGATGACAAACTGTGTCTCGGCTGGAAACTCTGCGATGGCTCTCTGGTAATATGTATCAAGTTTCATGTCATGCATCCAATGGTTCACGTAGTCACCTCCGCGCACATGAATGAATACTTTGTTTCCAATATCTGAATACTTTGCAAGAACACCGGTGTTGAACCTCAGTCGATCCTTGAATGACTCGTCAACATACTGCCAGTTCTGAAAGTAACCATGAATACGCGCATTGTGAGAATTGGCTAATACACTTCTCCAATCATAGAACACATACGACCCCTCTTGAATGTTGAGTGGAAACTGCGGTGGATTTTTATCGACTGACCAGTGTCCAAACAGAGAATTGAAATAGTTCTCTTCGGAGTGACCCGACGTGCCCGCACGTTCGATGATAACCCTACGCCCAGTCCTTCGGCCAATGTGATCAAGCGCGGCAAGCTGGAAGAGCTGATTACCCAATCCTCCAACAAATTCAACGGTAAGCATACTTGCTTACACTATAACCATATAAATGCATTTAATGAGTGTGACATTTGTAACTGCTTTTCTAGATCTACATGAAGATCGACCAATCGACAAGTCGGATGCCAGGCGAATTGAGTTCTTTAAGCAGATTGAAGAGACTGGTATTCGTCTTCATGTATTTGCTAGCCCAGAACACATTGATAAAATCTCTGTTCGAAATGGAGTGGTTGAGCCGTTTACTCTGGAGGAAACACTTGCATATGCTACAGCGCCGAATGGTCTGCCAGAGGTAAGGAATGTCCCACACGATACTCGTAACTTTCTGATCATGATGAATGCAAAAACTGAATTTGTAAAGAGGGCAATTCTCTCTGGTCTTCATTCATCTACCCATTATGCGTGGATTGACTTTGCCATTGCACATGTGTTTCGAAACCCAGACACTCCACGTAGTCTCCAAGATCTGGCATCTCGGACTTTTCCTGATCGGTGTATGTACGTTCCTGGATGTACGGGGAAGGCTACATTCTTATCAAATGTAAATTGGCGTTTCTGTGGTGGGTTCTTTCT